GATTGTTTGTCCTTCATAGCTGATGCTTCCATAGCCTATACTCCATTGGTGGTAATCCCAATAGGAACTTAGACGTAACCCTTCAAAGCGTTTGACAAACTCAACTGTTTCATTACTTACCTCGACTGTGCTTGCCATTCTTCATGTAGGTCCTCACGCAAAGTATCGCATAGCTCTGCCATGTTTTCTACTGGTCCAAATATTACATCGGTTAGGAAACACACATGCGCCTTGTTGTATTTAGCTATCGTTTTTACTTGTTGTGTCTGTATTGTGTTCCATACAATAAGGATACACGCACTCAAGAGGATACCCACAAACACAAAGTCCATAAGATTGAGGTCCTGCTTCTTTTTTTCGCTCATCGTTCTTTATCCGCTGGGCTGGTCGGGCCATTCTACGTCCTCCGCATCATCGAAGTCTTGTGGTATATCTCTTAGCTCTTGTCGGTATGCTTCCCAACCTGATTTGTCTTCCATAGGATAGTCAGGCATTAGGTATGCGTCACTATCTATTAGTAGTTTGTCACGCTTCCTGCGTACATCCTGCCAGTCGAAGTCGTCCTGAGCCTCTACTAATCCTGCCTCTAAACTAGCTTTGCTTGGTTTACTGTACTGGTCGTCATGGATAACCAGCTTGCTGTACACTTTATCTTTACTGTCTGACCAGCCGAACCATTGCCCTGTGTGGAGCTTTACTAATACGTCCTCGATGTGGTCTGGTCTACCTGAATCATCCATTATGTATCTCCTAACTTAAGAAAGTTAAAGTAAGTTATATTCTGCGAAGTAGAACCTTTTGTGGTTGCACTAGTATCTTCATGCGTGACACTAAATTTAACTTGGACATTACTGGTATCTGTGACATCTAGTATCTTAGCCGACTGTGCCTGTGCAAAGTAATTAGAAGAACCATCCTGACCATGCTTACCATCAGTAGCGGTATCCCAGTTACTACCACCATCTGTCGTGGTTTTTATCATAATGATATGCCACTGCAATCCAGAAGTATAGTAAAACTGACATACTGCTTCTACTAACCAATAGCCAGTAGAAGGAAAAGTGAATACTCCACTACTTTGAGTCATAGCTGAACCCAAACTACCACTGCCGTAGGTATCATCTACCTCTAAGTTAGAAGCTATTGGGTCAGCAGCACCATCAAAGTCCGTAGTCAATCTCCACGTGCTGGCTGCGCCAAGTCCACCTGCTGATACTACTGGTGTTCCTGCTGCTTTTGTGTAAGATACACACTTGACTTGATTAGCTGCTGTGGATTGAAAGACTGCTACATCTCCTGCGGCAGTCGTAATATTTGCACCACCTGGTAAGTTGAGGTTGGTAGCATGGTGGGTCATTGTCAATGCACCGTCAAACTGTAAGGTAAATTGCCTGTCAGCCGCTACGGTCATTGCCGCAAAATTGGTTGTACCTGTTACGTCAAAATAATCACCATCAGTATCAATGACTAGAGGTGAAGCCGATGAGATGTCACCACCCTTCTCGGTCTGCATGTAGTTACCATTAGCATCTAGGAAACCACCGAGCTGCGGAGTTGTGTCAGCCACAAGACTAGCCATACCACCTGCTGCTGGGTCCTCCCATCCGATACCACCACTACCATCGACTGTTAGTACCTGGTCTTCGCTACCTACGGTTTTGATTGCTATCGTACCTGCGGCAGAACCTGCCAGTATGCCACCTTTGGCTATACCTGATATATCGGTTTCAATACCGCCACGCTCATGCTTAAGTTGACCAGTAGAATCAGTAAACGCTGCTAATGCTACGGGGTCGCCGCTACCATCTCCGACTATAACGTTGCCATCTGACAACACACTCATAGCCGTAACAGCACCAGTACCTGAGCCTAGCAATACTCCTCCATCAGTGAGGGATGATGCTCCTGTACCCCCATCTGCAACGGGTACATCAGTTCCACCTGCTCTATATACGGCATTTCCTTCAATAGTAATATCGCCTGAGCCACTTCTAGCAATAGTAGTGTCACTGGCATGTCCAAGTTCAACACCTGTAAACTGAGGTGAGTCTCCTGTACCTACACCTATAGATGTTCTAAGGGTAGCACCTGACTCAGCTACAGGGTCAGTCGAACCATCTCCGACTATCATCTCGCTGTCAGCTAGTACGCCCATAGCAGTCACAGCACTTGTGCCACTACCTAATAGAACGCCTCCATCTGTAAGCGATGAAGCACCTGTTCCACCATCAGCTACTGGTACGTCTGTACCGCCTGCCCTATAGACTGCGTTACCTTCTATGGTTATGTCACCAGAACCGCTTCTAACAATGGTTGTATCAGTAGCATGTCCTAACTCTATGCCTGTTAATTGAGGGGAATCACCCGTACCTACACCAATCGAGGTCCGTAATGTTGCGCCACTCTCTGCTACAGGGTCAGTAGTTCCGTCACCAACAATCATCTCGCCATCCGATAATACGGACATNGCTGTGACTGCACTAGTTCCAGAACCTAATAATACTCCCCCGTCAGTTAGTGTGGCTGCGCCTGTACCACCATTAGCNACAGATAAGCACACCACTAGCTGCGTCTGCTCGACTGTACGAAACAAGTCGCCAGTCTGCTGATGCGTACTCATGTAGTACGGCTACATCGCCTGCGGCTGTGGTTATGTTTTCTCCGTCTGGAAGTACCAGGTTGGTACTGTGATGGGTCAACGTTAGTGCGCCATCAAAGTGCAATAATATAATTGCTCCTATCCCTCTGGTTGAAATTGAAGTGATAGCAGTTGTGCCAGTTATATCAAAAGCGTTACCATCACTACCTAAAGTTAGGGCGTTGGCACTAGATAAGTCTGCGCCTTTTTTCCACTTAGGAAATCCGCTGGCATCAGCGTGATTTAGTATGTCAGATGCTAGTGCTTGACTATCAGATGCTATTGTCATGTTCCTACTCCTACCATTACTGGTTTACCTATTACCTCTAATATTCTGGGTACTAATCGTTTCAAGTCTCGCTGATATAGCGGCACAACACGCCATCCCTGGCTAGATAAGCCGATATTTCTAAGTATATCACGGGCTTGACCTTCTGCTACTCCATGAAATGGGCCTTGATACTCCAAATCTATCTTGTAATCGGGTAGCAAGAAGTCCGCTCTCGCTCCTCCTAGTATACCTCCTCCTAGTACATTGCGCTGTATTTCAAATCGTATTTTTAGCTCGGTAAGTGCTTTGTAAATACGGCTTTCTGGTTGATTCAAGCCTGGCTGTATGTCAATAGGAGGTAAATCAGGACGGGTAAGTTTATATAGCTTTCTCGCACGTATATGAATACGTGGTGCCGACATCATCTTACGGGGACTACTCATTAAGCGTTTAGGCATTAGGTCTTGTTATCTAAGGTTATTGTGACCGTTACACGCATGGTCTTATTGGTTGTTTTAGTTACGGCAGCAGCTGGTTGTCCGTGCATATGTAGCACACCACCACTAGAAGCGGATAACACTCCTACTTCTGCAATAGTACCGTTCCCTTCAGTCGTGCCATAGTAATGCTCTAACGTAATTATGTTATCACTTACTGACTTAGTATCAGGAGCAACCCGTACTATCTCGGTTTGCATAGCAGTATCCGTCACAGCTGGGGTAGTTGTACCACTACCTACTGCTAAGTGGGTCATGTTAGTTGTACTACCTACATTGAGCCACTTACTTACTGCCGCATTCAATCCATTATCTGTAATTAGACTAGTTGCCATAATATCACCTGTTTACCACTCTGCAAAATCCCAATTGAAGTTGTCCCACGTAGGTGGGGAATCAGTAGCAGCTACTGTAACTGCAACTGTCGCACTCATTGGTGCTGTTATCTGGGGCCACGGACCACTGGTGGCATCCACCATTACTACCTGCGCTTGTCGTTCGTCCTTGTCGTATCCTAGTTGGTCTTCGCTCGGACGAAGTATACTGGTCTTCGTTATGTATACTAAGTGTTGCCAACCTAGCATGTCTGTAAATCTGATTGGTGTCTCACTACCTTCTATCTCTTTCAAGAACTCTAGCTGTTCTCTTACTGATTTACTTTCGGCTTCGTTATCTCTACTACGTGAACCACCTAACAATAGTCCTACCTGATAAGCCCTGATAGGGTCAGGTCGTAATAAGAAGCTAGTAGTAAAACGCTCTATCACAGGGGTTTTAGCTGCGTCAGAACCACGGGTTAGTGTAAAGCGTAACCTTAAATGTTTAGAAGTAGTTGTTATATCAGTCTCGCTAAAAGGCAAGACCGTCTTACCATCTGCCGTAATGTCGCCCAAGCTGACAAAGTTAGCACCTTTATCAGTGGAATACTCTACAGTTATCTTACGCCCATCAGAAGTATCTAGGTTACGAGCATCTACCGATACATCCCTATAAGCCTTAAGCATGAATGGTAAGCCACCATCATGGTCAGATGTAGTAAACTGAGCTGAGGCAGGATAAGCAGCGAATGGTGTGTCACGTAGATTAGTGTGTCGTCTACTTCTAGTAGCCCCATCATTCAGATAAGACCTTGCCAGATTACGGGAATACCCACCTGCTTTCATTGTATCGTTAGCATCACCTCGGTATATTTGATGCCAACCGAATCCATTATAAGCAAGCACTTCTGGTAAATCGCTTTCGCCCTGGTCAAACGCTGCATACAAATGGAACGGACCACTCCATATCCAAATCGGAATACCGTGTCCATGCAAGTCTTTATCAGCATCGCCTTTCATCAAAGGGGTCACATCTATCATGTTGCTGATAACACCAGAGGACAAACTGATTTTTACAATCCGTCCTAATATATGGGTGTATAGAAAACCATCGTGGTACACTAGAGCTTTAGCATTACCACTGTATTTTTGATTATAAAAATTTGTAATCTCATTGATATTAGTACCGTCATACCAATAGATACTATCTTCTTTACCGATAATAAGCAGGTTGAAAGCTACACCTAAACCCGTAACATCAGACTCAGGATTACCTACGTTGATAGCTGAGGACCACGTACCACCATTATCGGTGCTGGTCTTTATCGTACTGCCATTACCTAATACTAAGAATACATTACCATCTGGCTTTTCCCAGGTAGCAAAGCAATTAGCTTTTTGTCCTGATGCTGGCTGGGTCCAACTATCCCCATCAGACGAACGATAAAGGTCTGCGCTACTACCAGTAGCGGCAAACACATAGCTACCATGTCGATGTAACCAAACAGCAGCTGCACCGAGTGTCGTTGTGCTATCACTCCAGGTACTATCGTCTGTGGTACGGCGCACCTTAGTGCCAATAGCAGATAATACCGTACTGCTTCCAAAATCTAATATCATTGGAGCAGTAGCTACTTTACTACTATCAGTTGCATTCCAAGCGGAATGTAAAGTTATATTTTCGTTGGTAAAAGGAAATATATTACCATCGCTGTGGTAAATCTTTTTGTCACTAGCAAAGGTTAGTTGGTCTATACCTTCGACCATGCCAGTTTGTGACCAAGCATCCCAAAAACCTTCTCGTACTCTAGCTTCAGTACCAGTGGCAATACGTGGCGCAAAGTCGTCTACACGTTCTGAGTTATATTCTCCAGGGGCAACCATAAACCCAAAGGTTGTGTTGCCTTGTTGGAGGGTTATATCGTGAGTTCCACCAGCGGTAGGCATAATTACGGATTAGTTACTATATTCTCACCGTAACGTCCAACGGTAGATTGACCTGTACCAAAATCGTGTCCGATACCTATCATATGTGGTATATCGCCACGTCTATGCCGCAACTTGCTACGTTCAGCGGCTTGCCTAAACTCACCAACTAGTTCAGCATAAGGCTTGACATCAAAATGCGCTGCCTTTGTAGTCTGTGATAAACACAGCCAGTAAGCTGCATAATTAGTCAGATAATCTAGCGGTAATTCGGCTGATTCGGTAGCTGCACTTATACGGTCTATACGGTCATTGTATTGTAGATGCAGGGTTTTACCATTAAACTCTGCCGTTAAGTCTGCTGGTAGTATAATTGTCCATGCTGTACCATTCTGCCGTTGCTTTACCCTACGAAGTAGAACCTTGGGGTTACTACCGAGGGTTACATAAGCAACCGAAAATCCCCACTCTACTTCTGGGGTTGCAGTAGGTGTATATTCATATGTACTGGATGCTACGGTCAAGCTACTATCTACCTCAACATCTTTTATCTCAGGCCATGCTGAATCTATAGCAGCATTGACTGAGGCTAGTTTCTGGGTAGTAGTCCATAACGCATTACTAGTATCATCGAACAGTTGGTCCAATCTATCTATTACACTTTGTCCAGTAACAGCCATTACTTCTTCCTTCGGGACTTACGTTTCTTCTTTTTGCCTGGTTTTTTATATAGCATTATCGTCCCCTAACAAGCGTACCATACGTTTAGCACTTGCGATAAGCTCACCGCTTCTTTTTAGTGATAAACGGCGTGCCTTTTATAACAGTTACTTTTTTAGGAGGTTTATTAGAGATAAACCCACTGGATTTAGCTTTCTCTTTCTTC